GAATTTAATTAGATGTGTAATTCTCTCACAATCTTTTAAATCCGAAGCATAGTAAGGGACAATAAGATCCTCTGCAGGTATAAACTTACTTACAGCTCTATTCATCAAATCATCAAAGTAAACTTTTTTAAATGCTGAACCTGCAAGGGGTAAATAAAAAAGTAATTGGTCAAAATCAGGGGTATATTCCTCCATCGCTTCAGTAACCATATAATTCATAAAATCTTTTACTCTTTGTGCTTGTGCTTCTTTTTCAGGAGTAGAGTCACCAACCACCATAGTTTTTACAGGTCCATCACTAGGTAACAATTCTTTGTAAGCTTGAGCTTGAAATTGTGTAACCGCTTCAGATAATAAAGGGTGTGTAACTGAACTTGCACCTTTGAATGGCTGACCCTCATCCATATACTTAAAACCCAACAAATCAAGACCAGATGTGTAGGACTTTTCCCAATCACCTCTGGATTCTTTGTCTTTTTTATAATCGGATATAAGTTGTGATGATAACGATGTTAAAACTCTTTCATCTAAATCCTCAGCTAAGTTTGAAAAAAAATCTTTTTCTTCTTCAACCAACTCTTCAACATCTTCGTTTGCCGGTGTTACCTCAACGTTTACTTCTTGCTCGTCCTGTATTTCTTCTAATTCTTCAGCCATTAATAAATCCTTGTTTTTTTATTTCTTGCCAGTTTTGTTTTAACCGTGACATACGTTCCTTTTTTTGCACCCATCATTTGATTTTTTGCAAAACTAGCAAAGTCAATTTTACTTGGCAATGCTTCATAGGGCACAGGAATCATTTTACGATTTTGATAAGCCTTGTCAAAAGCTCTTTTCTTTTTTCTTATAAGATCTAATCCTTTGCCTTTTGTTTTTAATCTTTTTCTTTTTGGCGGATTAAAAAATGCATCCATACTTGATTCAATAGGATCAGCAGAACCACCTAAAATATCAAAATCTAATGAAAATCTTTTTGCAAAATTTTCTGATTCTTTTCTTTGTTTTTCTGTCGGCATTTGTGACATACGTTATCCTATCATTTAAAAAGGTCTACGACTAGACCTCCTATTTTTCTATAGATTTTAAACGGTTGTGTTTTCATTTCATTTGAAATGTATAATCCAAAAGCCTCATAATAGTTTTTAGGATCATCTGCTTTTATCTCTTTTACGAGACCTTCGCCAATATAATTAGCATAAGATTGTGCTTCATCTCTTGTTCTAAATGCACCTAGGTGTAAAGCTGTGTTTTCTCTTCCTACTGTAGTTACAACTTTAAATGGTTTTTTTGGATCGCTTTTAGATACCATAATTTTTTCAACTCTTGAGTTGTATTGTTTAGCTAATCTTTCCATCGCCTCAACAACACGTCCTTTTGGTGGGCGTGCTTTTTTTAAACTAGCTAAAAGTTTGACTTGTGTAGGGTCTAACGTTGCACCCCTCTCTACCTTTCGTTCAAGCTCTCTTATTACTTCCTGAGTATCCACATCCTTACCTTCAGTCATACCATAAAACTTTTGGTTTCCTGCCTTTTTACCCTGTAATATGTCGTGTTGAATATTTGATGGATTAACGGCAATAAAATCAACATCATTTAAAGCTGCTCTTTTTGCTAAAACTTTTACTGCGTGATCGGCATAATCCTCTTTTGAACTTACGGGTCTGTAGGGATAAGGCTGTTTTTTTATTTCTTTTAATACATTTTTAGCAGTCGTAGTTTGATTGGTTTGAAGTAAAGTCTTTAATTGATTATTGAGTTCTTGTAGTTTTGTTCTTTCTTGTTGTGTTGCCATAACACCTTTATCTAAAATTTCACGAGCATCAGACACTAATTCTCTTGATCTTAAATTTGTTAAATCATCCAAAAATTCAACATTGTACGGGTTAATTGGTTTCTCTAACTTTTGTCCAGATTTCACGGCATCCTCAAAACCTTTCATTAAATCCGCTTGTATTTCATCTATTGCATAAATTTTTGAGTCTGGATTATAATATTCTGAACGTGTTCCATATCTTACAAAGTACAATTGGTCTTCACCTTCTTGTGCGAAATGTGCAACGTTTCGAGGAGCCCTACCAAGTCTTGATGGTGGTGTGATTTGCACAATAAATTCATCATAAGCCTCTGCACCTTGTAATCTATACGCGCGTTGACTCCCGTATTTTGTGCTTAAGTTTTCTGTTTTTGATTGACTTACGTGACGGACGTATTGATCTATCTTTTGATTTAAAGATTCTAGTTTATCAGCACCCGTTGTTTGATCGTAAGTTTTTGAAGCTTTTATAAGTTTTGTGGTGCCTTGTTCATTAATTAATTGATCAAGGGCTCTCAAACCACGTTGCATTTCTTCCTTTGTTCTTAAAGGATCTAAGAATCCCTCTTGTGTACCAGCTGTATTAACTTTATAAGAATAATTATTTGATTTTTGCAATTCTATTAAATTAACTTTTGTTTGATCATCAAATGTATCAATTTGTCTTTTATTTAAACCCAAAGCCTTTAACTTTGGTCTTAGAAAAGCAACCTTATTAGCAATATAACTCATTCGGTCTTGTGATATTTCATCAGCTAAATTACGATAATATTTTGGCCTGCCTTTAAATGTAATTTTTAAACTACCTAGTGGTGATTGTTCAGCTAATCTAAGTAATGTAAGTTTATCAATTCTTACGTTAGCATCTTTAGCTGCTTTTAAAAAACCACCAGTTAATTTATTACCATCAAACTTGGCTAAGTTTAAATCTTCTAATTCTTGTCTAGTAACATTTGCACGAATGTTTTGAAAGCCAGGTGTTGAATATCGTAAATCAGCTAGACGTGCTGGATTAGTAAACTCAGCTATCCATTGATCCGCTTTCAATGCTTTTTTGGCTGGATGCAGTGCAATAAAGTCATAAGTTGTAGATCCAAAATTATACGGTCCTTTACTTTTTCCTCCAAAACTTAAAGGTTCAGACATTACCGCATTTTTTATTTTAAGTAATTCAGCATCATCTTTTGCTAGTTGTTGTGTTACCGCTAAATCTTGTTTGTCTTTTGGCACTAATTCTTGTGAACGTTCTGCGGCAACAGGGACTTGGTTCGTGGACCGTGGTACAGCATCCGTTTGTGGTCTAAACAAACCTTTAATACCTTTTGCCGCTTTTTTTCTTAGTCCGGGTACAAGTGCAACAGCAGCACCTAACCCACCAAGTATGCCAGTTATCCCAACATCACTTTGTTCTTGAGTTTGCTCTTCAGCCATCAATAGTACCTATATTCTTTAGGTGGAAGATCCATATCGTCTTTGTAATCAGAATATAGCTCCACGAAATTACCTTGTCTGTATCTTAACACAGCTTGTGTGGTTGAATCAACATAGTCATCGTTGGCACCATTAGGAAAAGCTGCACACTCATCAATAACTTCCTCCGCAAATTTTTCACCATATGGAAACCATATCGCTCCACTTTCAAACACGGGTGAGCAAGCATTTACGCGCGTGTGTTTATCATTACCCTTACTGGGTGTAAACGGAATCACGGGTATACCCATACGTCTGAATTCTTGAGTCAATGGTTCACCACTAGCTTTTTGCTCTATGATAATACTTTCGGGTTCCCAATATTTATTTGCATCTAAAGCCACAGCTTTTAATTCAGGAAAATCATATTTACCTCTAAGAGCATCAAGTAAAATCAAATTGGGTCCTTCTCCTTCTACCGGATAAAATACACCCCAAGTAGTAATCGCTGAATAGTCTGCTGTTTCTTTTTTACTAAATGCTGTATCATAACTTTGTATTACGTGCATAAGATTAGGAATAGGTCCTTTCCAAGGTCGCCACCATTCTCGTTTTAGAATCGCACCTTCTTCAGATGTCGGGTTCTGCATATATTGTGCAGACCAGTTTCGTATCGGTAATGATGCTTTTATTTTTTCTAATTCTTCATTGTTCCAATACTCAGGCCAAACTGGATTACCAGAGTCTAAAATAGCCGGAAAAGAAATCTGTCTCCAAGTATCAGCTTTAGGTTCTGTTTGAGCCTTTAACAATCTACCTGTCAAATCATCCTCTGCCCATCTTGTCATAACTAGTAAAATAGAACCACCCGGTTGTAATCTCTGTCGTGGACCAGAGGCATACCACTCAAAAGCACGCTCCATAGCCATATCAGACATTGAATCTTGTTCAGTGTGTGGATCATCAATAATTAATAAATCCGCACCACGACCCGTGATAGATGCACCAACTCCAGCTGCATAATATTCACCACCCTGATTAGTTTCCCAACGTCCTTTTGCTTTTGAGTCCTCACGAAGTTTTACATCACCAAATATTTGTTTGTATTCAGGTGACCCAACAATGTTACGAACCTTAGAACCAAATCTAACTGCAAGTTCTGTGTTATGAGACACTTGCATAATTTTCATTTTTGGAAACTTCCCTATCATCCAAGCAGGAAAATATATTGAAGCAAATTCTGATTTTGTATGTCTAGGTGGCATATTTATTATAAGCCTCCCTTTTTTATTTTTTGCTATATTTGTAAATTGATTGGCAATAATTTGATGATGTCCCCAATTCTCTCTTTTACTAGTTTTACGATATATAAAATCAGGCCACATCTCTTTTACAAAATATAAAAAATGATCCTGACAAAGCTTGATGTTTTCAATTAAGAGCCTCTCTACTTGGAGCCTTAATTTATCAGTTGTTAGATTATTTACTGACATAGAATCAATATATACCACCTATAATAAATTGCAATTGTATACGTGTATATAACTTAACGTAAGCACGGCTTGTCGCAAGAACCTAGATGTTGTTACGGGGATTGAGTTTGCAACTAAATATTGAATTTACGGGTAGAAATTGAGCCTTTTTTTACAGGATACGGGGATCTGAGCTAGACGCAAAAAAACGGCAACAGGTTATCCTATTGCCGTTTTTAGTTGGTAAGTTTACCTTAAGATTGATATTCTAACTTGATGTAATGCACGTTGTACATCATTCATCAACTCGTGAGATTGTTCATTATTATAATTAGAACAATGTTCAACAATTATGTCTTCCAATACTTTTGCAACAAGAGCATTGTTTAACCTAAGTTGTGAATGTGGTTCAGTAACATTACGTTCAGTTGGTGTGGCAACCTCACTAGCATCATTAATGCTAGTGAGATTTGTATCTTCAATAATCTGTAAGAATCTAGTCATCTTTTTTGATTACTTCAAATTTATATTCAACTGATTTAGTTGGTACTAAACAATCAGCATAAACTAATGGATACTTTTCTTTTAACTTCTTACTATCAACTCTACCAGAAATTAAAATTTTATTACCATTCTCATCTTTAAGTTGATTACCTTTTCCATCAACTGCATAAGATGATTGTCTAACAATCTTAGAAACACACGTTCCATTATAATCCCCAACTTTATCTAATTTTAGTTGAGCAGTATTTAATGCATCAAATACCTCTTGGATTTGTGGTTTATAAGTTGTTAAGATTTTTTGTTTATCTAAAACTTCTTGTTTTAGTAAACCATATTTTCTT